CGATACCCAAACCGCCAAGTTAAAACCAGGTCGTCATGTATATGACGTTGTTTTGAGAGATAGTAGTGGAAATAAAACACAAGCTGTTGAAGGATCTGTTTTGGTTAATCAAGGAGTAACCAGATAATGCCAGATATTAGAGTTAGAATAGGAAGTCAAAACCGAATTAAGGTTACGTCTTCAATTTCAGGTTCATCATCGATGAGTCTAGCCGAACTCTCTGATATGAATATTACAGGTCCTTCTGAAGGAATGGTACTTGTTTATAACGCTTCTACTAATAAGTGGGATGCAACTTTAGATTTAACACCTGGAAATGTACAGAATCTTGATATCAACGGAGGTAGCTTTTAATGGCAAGTAAGATTAGGATAAAAAGATCGACGGGTACCGTCGCTCCCGGTAGTCTTCTTTTTGGTGAACTTGGCGTAACTCAAGATGGTAGTGGTAACCAGGGTAATAAGGGAGATAGATTATTTGTTGGAGATAACTCAGGTAATGTTCAAGTAATTGGTGGTAGATATTTTATGGACATGTTGGATCATGTTCATGGTACAACGACTGCTGATTCTGCTCTAATTACTGATAGTAGTTCAAAAATAAGTGTATTAAATGTTGATAATTTAACTCTTGATGGAAATACAGTATCATCAACCGATACTAATGGTGATATTATATTTGATCCAGATGGATCTGGCGAAGTTAATGTTATAGATAATACATTTTTAAGTTTTGGTACTGATAAGGATGCCAAGATTAAATATGATGAAGCATCTACAGACCAATTAAACGTTAGTGGTGCTGATTGGTTATTTGCTCAAACTACACAATCAACAACCAAGAATACTGGTGCTGTCATAGTTGATGGTGGTGTTGGTATTGAAAAGAATTTAAATGTTGGTGGAGATACTCAAGTTACAGGACTTAGTACCTTTACTGGTATAGGTACTTTCGTTAGTGACCTTTATGTTGGTGGTGATTTATATGTATCAGATGATATTAATATTGATGAATTTACTGGTAGAAACCTTCTAGTAACTGGAATTGCTACATTCCAAGGACATACTTATGTAAGTGGTGATTTGCTTGTTGATAATATTGGAATTTCTTCTAATGTTATTTCTACTAAATCTGGTGGTGGTAATCAACTATACATTGACCCATATCCCGATGGATTAAGTAATGAAGGAACTGTAATTATTAAAGGTGATCTTCAAGTTGATGGTACAACAACTACCGTTAATTCTACTTCAGTAACTGCTAATGAAGCAATCTTCAAATTAGGAGATACTATAAGTAAGAGATCCGTTATGACAACGGTTGGATCTGGTACTTCAGTAATTACTTTAGATTCAATTGTTGGTATTAATACTGGTGACACTGTTTCTGCTGCTGGTCTTCCTGGCGCAGGTACAACAACAGTTCATTCATATAATACTGGCGCAAAGCAAATTAGAATCGATGGAAATACCACAGCTGGTATTGCTACCGAAACACAGATAACAGTTACTCATGGTTATGATACTAATACTGATCGTGGTATTGCTTATAACTACAACACTGGTACAGGTGGTGTAGCTGGTAATAAAACTGGATTCTTTGGATACGAAGATTCTACCAGTAAATTAACCTATATTCCAGATGCTACTATTACTAATAGTGTTGTAACTGGTACAAAAGGTTACCTAGATATTAAAGGTATTTACTATCAATCTGGTGATTTTGCTAGTTCGGGTGTTGTTTATTTTGATGCCAATGGACTACAAACTTCTACTGTAGCACCAGCATCTGGTATTAATACTTCATACCATGTCCTTACAACTACCGAAGCAGGTGTTCCAACTTGGACTGATACATTAGACGGAGGATTCTTCTAAAAGAACTTACACATTATGACTGATCAATCAACTGAAGTGGACGTTAATGTTCTGATTAAAATTTATAACAATAAAATTTCATCATTAACTAATCAAAATTTACTTCTAGAGGCAAAATTACACACACTAACTCAAGATTTTCAAGACGAAAAACAAGATCTTGAATCACAACTTGCAGAGTTACAAGACAAATACGACAAGTTATCATCTGATCTAGACGAAGAGTAATGGCAAAACCGCAATCACGAGAAGAATTAAAGGAATACTGTTTAAGGAGATTAGGTCATCCTGTATTGGAGATTAATGTTGCCGAGGAACAGATAGATGATGCGATCGATGATGCGTTACAACTTTTCCATGAACGTCATTTTGACGGTGTGGAAAGAATGTATTTGAAATATAAAGTTACTCAAGCAGATATTGATAGAGGAGTAGCATTCGGTTATAATGATACCTCTATGAATTCTACTGGTGATGGTCACGGTATTATTACTACTGGTATATCTACATACATAACTGGTTATGGAACAACTACAAATACTTGGATGGAAACTTCCAATTATTTGTCAATGCCAGATTCAGTAATTGGAGTAGAAAAGATATTTAAATTTGATACTAGTTCTATTTCTGCTGGAATGTTTAGTATTAAATATCAGTTATTCTTAAATGACTTATATTATTTTAATTCAGTTGAACTATTACAATATGCTGCTACAAAGAGTTATCTAGAAGATATTGATTTCTTACTTACAGCAGATAAACAAATAAGATTTAATAAGAGACAGAATAAATTATATTTGGATATTGATTGGGGATCTCAGTCTGTAGATACGTGGTTTATATTAGATTGTTATAGGATTTTAGACCCTACCAATAATGCTGGAGTTTATAATGATAGTTTCTTAAAGAGGTATCTGACTGCTTTAATTAAGAGACAATGGGGACAAAATTTAATTAAGTTTAGAGGAGTTAAACTTCCTGGTGGACTTGAGTTAAATGGTAGAGAAATTTATGATGATGCTGAAAAAGAAATTGATGATATTAGAGATAAGATGATGGTTGAGTATGAATTACCTCCATATGACTTTGTTGGTTAGAAATTATGCCATTAAATCCATTTTTTCTACAAGGAACTGCTTCTGAACAAAATCTTGTTCAGGATCTAATTAACGAACACCTAACAATTCATGGTGTTGAAGTTTATTATATTCCAAGAAAGATTGTTAATAGAGCCACTATTTTAGAAGAAGTAACATCATCAAAATTTGATGATAATTTCCTAATAGAGGCATATGTTAATACCTATGAAGGGTATGGTGGACAAGGTGAAATCATGTCCAAATTTGGTGTTAATATTGAAGATGAAATGACAGTTACCATATCTAGAGAAAGATATGAAGATTTCATTGCTGCCTTTTTATCATCTTACCCAACTAACGTAATTGAGGTATCAACAAGACCTAGGGAAGGTGACTTAATTTATTTCCCATTAGGTGGTAGATTATTTGAGATAAAATTTGTTGAACATGAAGATCCTTTCTATCAGTTAGGAAAGAATTATGTTTATCAATTAAAATGTGAACTCTTCGAATATGAGGATGAAGTTCTTGATACTGGTATTGATGAGATTGATGAAACAGTTGAGGAAGAGGGATATATTACTACTCTTACTTTGGTAAGTGCTGGTTCTACTGCTGAAGCAAACCCTATAATTGGAAGTGGGTTTATTGATAAAATTTATCTTAATAATGATGGAAGTGGATATAGTTCAACACCTCAAGTTGCTATTTCAACAGATGCTACTTCAACTACTGGTGCTACTGCTGTTGCGATAACGACAGTTAGAGGTGGTGTTCAATCTATTGAAAGAATTGTATTGACCAATGCTGGTAAGGGATACACTACAATTCCCACTATTACCATTATTGGTGGTGGAGGTGTCGGTGCTGCTGCGACTGCTTCAATCAATACAACATCAAATGGTGTTATTGCTTATACAGTAACCGATGCTGGTGATGGATATGGAAAACCAGCTCCAGGAATAACTATTAGTGGTGGAGGTGGATCAGGTGCTGCTGCTGAAGCTGTAATTATTGATTCTAAAGTATCTAATATTAGAGTATTGGATCCAGGAACTGGATATGGTAGCAATCCAACAGTATCAATAGCAAATCCATTAGCGTTTGGTGGTGCTGGTAATTATGATTATAATGAAGAAGTTCGTGGTGTTAACTCTGGAACTATAGCAAGAGTTAAAGAATGGGATTATGACACTAAAACTCTTAAATTATCTCAAGTTGGAATTGGAACAACTGTATCTGGATTTATACCAGGTGAACCAGTTGAAGCAGTAGAATCTACAATATTTACAGAATATGCTAATCCTACTAATGGTGATGTTTCTGCTGGTACTACTATAATTACAGGAGTTACTACTACAAATGTAGCAGTTGGACATTACTTCCAGCCAATTGATAATGTTATTGGTGTTGGCAATTCAGTCACTCAAATTGAAACAAACACAATTTACCTTTCACATAATACTCTTAATACTAGTACTAAGTATAATCAAGATTTCAAGATTGGCACAAGAGTACCAGTATCTTACTCAGCTAAGATATATGATGATAGGGATATATATGATAGTTATGATTCTAATGATGAATTCGAAGACTGGGGTGACGACATCTTAGATTTCACACAATCTAATCCTTTTGGTAATTACTAATGTTAGGTACATACTTTTATCACGAAATAATGAGAAAGACTGTCATTGGATTTGGCACTCTTTTTAATGATATACGAATAAGACATAAAGATAGTAGTGGAAGTTCAATAAGTGAGAAGAGAGTTGCTCTTGCTTATGGTCCAATGCAAAAATTCTTGGCAAGATTGGAGCAGCAAGCAGATCTGAATAGACCTACTCAAAAAATTGAATTACCAAGAATGTCATTCGAGATGAATAATGTTGCTTATGATTCTACAAGAAAAGCAGGAATAACACAGACATTTAAGGCATCAGATGGGACTAATTTAAAGAAAGTCTTTATGCCTGTTCCATATAATATTGGGTTTGAACTTAATATTATGACGAAATTAAATGATGACGCACTACAAATTGTTGAACAAATACTTCCATATTTTCAACCTTCATTTAACCTAACTATAGATTTAATAAGTGTAATAGGTGAAAAAAGAGATTGTCCTATTGTATTAGATAATATTTCATTTTCAGATGATTATGAAGGAGATTTTGCTTCTCGAAGAGCATTAATTTATACGTTGAATTTTACTGCTAAGACATATCTATTCGGTCCAATTGCCTCTACTAGTGAAGGACTTATTAAGAAAGTTCAAGTTGATTATCACAGCACTATTGATACTGAAAATGCAAGAAGAGAACTTAGATATACAGCAACTCCTAAAGCACTGAAGGATTATGATAATGATGCTACAATGACATTAATTGATGCTATTAGCAAGACTAAGACTAGACTTAATGTTAGTAGCACCAGTTCTGTTGCTAGGGATATGAGATTTATTATTGATGAGGAAATATTCCAAATCAAGGAAGTTGTTAACGCAACAACTCTTGTAGTTTATAGAGGATTTGATGATACTACTGCTGCTGCTCATTTGGAAAATAGTGTAATTAATCTATTAACAGGAGCAGGTGATAGTGATGCTATTGTACCTGGTGATGACTTTGGATTTAGTGGGTTGATTGAAGACTTCACTGATTCTCAAGAATACGGTTAAGAGGAATTGAAAAATGTCTAGTTATGATTCTATTGACGAAGCTTTAAACGTCGAAAATACTACTGAAACTAGTATTGTAGGTGTTGGTGATAAAAAAAGTCGTGATCTAGTTGTTTCGGATAAGACTAATGATATTGAGAAAGATTATGCTTATACCCGTGGCCAACTTTATTCATTAATCGAAAAGGGGCAAGAAACCCTTGATGGAATAATGGAAGTTGCTGGTGAAGGTGGAAGTCCAAGAGCATATGAAGTTGCTGGACAAATTATAAAATCGGTTGCTGATACAACAGATAAGTTATTAGACTTACAGAAAAAAGTAAAAGAAGTAGAAGAAGATAGTCCAAAACAACAAACAAACGTCACAAATAACGCATTATTTGTAGGATCTACATCTGATCTTTCAAAGATGATTAAACAAGGGTTTCTAAATAATAAAGAAGAAGCCTAATTTAGTCATGGCAAAATCCTGCCCAGATGGTCAATACTATTGTTTTGACGAAGAAAAATGTAAGCCTATTCCTGAAGGACATAAAGTTCGGAAAGATGGGGAGTTGGTTAAATGCGAATCTTTTATGATGATTCCTTTGAACGTTGAGATTCCAAGAAATCAAACAGAGTTTGATATGGGATTAATGTTTAGGGAAAGTTTGGAACATAATAGTGGTATGCTTTTTGTTTTTGAAGATATTGGAGAAAAGTTCTTTCATATGAAAGATACTATGATTCCACTTGATGTTGCTTTTATTAATGAAGAAGGTATTGTTAAAAGTATCAAACAACTTGAACCACTCAATACAGTTCCAGTTTCTTCTGATGCAGAAGTTCTTTATGCTTTAGAAGTTAATCGTGGTTGGTTTGCTGAAAATAAAGTTGAGGTAGGAGATAAAATATTAGAACCATTCCGTGAAAATGTAGTAACTATTGAAAAGGCTGATGGTGGAAAGTATGCTGATATTACTGATATCATTGGACCAGCAAATATGGAACCAGTAGTTAGTGATACTGGTTTATGGAAAGGGACTAAATTGACAGAAGAAAAAACATTCTCCCAATTCTTAAAAGAATCGAAACAATAACATTATGACTGCCACTCTTCCTAGGGATCAGGTTTATCTGGGTAATCCTTTACTTAAAAAGGCGAACACCCAGATGGAGTTCACTGAAGAGCAAATTATTGAATTTGTGAAGTGTAAAGAAGATCCAGTATATTT